AATTTTTTATTTTTATATTCTCTGATCTTGCCGGTTAATTTTTTTGTCCCGAGCTCGGCGGCAATCTTGACCATTATCGATAGATCGTTTGCGATTGACATGTCTTCAATCGTTATTTGTTTGCATGATATTATTTTTATTGATTTTATTTTGAAATCGTCCGGCTTGACTATTTTTACGATGTCATGTCCGGAATCATGCCTTGATCTGCCGTCATGTCGATATGAATGAAATGAAATCCCGACACCTGGATAGCTAATTGTAGCCCGGCATCTGCAAACGTTTTTATTCATATCGGTTACCCGGTCTGAAATTTCTGTTATGTACCCATATCGTGAGTCTGAACAAAGAACACAAGCACCTACAATCATATCATTAAGATTTTCCAATTCGCCCGCTTTTAACATTTTATTCTCCTGATTTTTCATCTCGTTTTACCGCCAGTTCGTGAATCATGGCACTAACATCAGATTTTGAGTATCCGTGTTTTGCCGCCTCGTTGTGCAATGTTTTTAGTTGCTCCATGGCGGTTATGTCATTTACGGGAGACTGTAACCACCTAGAGCACCAGTGCTCCAGATTAAACGTGCCCATCTGTTTAACCTGTTTGTTTTTCATAATCTATCCCTGATTTCATCAATTTTACGGATGCAATGGCGGATCAATGAGCGGCGATACATTAGTTGATTGCCGGTCCATAATTCATCATTACCCAGACAATCAGCAAACATTTTATGACCGCCAGGTATTGGGAATAAAAAATCGCCTGAATGATATGTCCAGTCTGAAAATAGACGCGTTAGTGAGCTGTTATGTGTATTCATGTGTCCACATATTCCTCGTCCGATACGGAATCCAGGCGTTCCACTATCTCGCAGAAGATCAACAAATCTACGACGCATCTCTTGGAAGTAATCGTCAGCCTCGTCCAGGGTCTCCCAGTATTCAATATCAAATTCATCCACATTCATTTTTCTGTCTCGCTATTTTCTGATACTGGGATTAACACGCACACGCCAAGACTTGGATCTAGGTGACCAGCATACTTATGTCTTCTCAATTCATCTGCTGTGTATCGGTAGGCTAACTGTTTATCAGGCGTTATACCCCGACCTTCTTCCACCCAATATTCATTAAGCGACTTACTTTTAACGATGTATTGCATGCCGGCACCTCATGCGTATTTCCAGTGAGTTAGAAAACTTAATTTTGCATTACCGTAATTGAACGATGAAATCTCCCCGTCAGGGTGGAAATATAAAACCGTGGTCATCCATACGTTAGACATTTCGCCATGGGCGTCAGTCGCATTGATGTTGTTAGTGACAATGATATGTTTGTGCTCGTCCGGCATTGCGTCTTTAAAAGATGTAAATTCTGATGGTTTCATTTTGGTATCCTCTTTGTTTAGATAATTACACAATAAACACGTTTTTAAATAATGTCAAATTAATTGTTGACATTTTAATTTATCGCGTTTAATGTTTGGGTATTAATTGAGTGGAGATTAATATGAAAACAAATGAAATAGAAATAGTTACAACATCGCAACTCAGAGCTGATGCAAGTCTGTATTCCGGAATAAAACTCATCAGACGTAAAAAACAGGGCCGGGACGATTTGACCAATAAATCGTTTTTGCTGGTTGAAGTGGAGCCGGATGCAACAGCCGGACAGGCTGTCACTCAGGTTATGGATACATTGGGGGGTATTGATAATGAGTAACGAAGTTATCAAATCAGAGCAGAATAAATTACCATCAATCGATCCAATGCAATTAGTGCAGGTAGCCGTTGAATCAGGGGCTGATATAGAAAAGCTGTCAAAGCTCATGGATTTACAAGAAAGGTGGGAAGCTAGCCAGGCTAAAAAGGCATTTGATGAAGCTATGAATGAGTTTCAATCTCGAATGCCGGTGGTTCCACGTCGCGGGAAAGTTGATTATACAACCAACAAGGGGCGTACTAATTATGACTACGGGCGTCTTGAGGATGCTTTTTCAATGGCGGCTCCAATACTCAAAGATTGTGGATTGTCATTTCGGTTTAAACAGGAAAACGCAAGCGGATTGATTACTGTTACATGCATTATTTCTCACAAGCTCGGTCATTATGAGGAAAACAGCATGAGTGCAATGCCGGATCAGAGCGGCGGTAAAGATCCAATCAAAGCTATGGGGTCAACAAATTCATACCTACGGCGTTACACATTCACCGGTGGGTTTGGCATTATTTTTGCCGGTGAGGATGATGAAATTATCACTCAACAAAATGACGATTACGATGATCCTGTTTCTATCATCGTTAGTTGTGCAAAGGCGAAAAATAGGACAGATCAACAGTTGTTTGACTGGCTAAGCCAAGTATATAAGCGTGAAATTTTGTGCTTTGATGATATGTCAGAGAATGAGCTTCAACGCATCGCCCGCAAAATGGAGGGCAAAAGATGATTTATGAAAACCACATTACGGGCGTCAACACGTTTAACATAGATCAGGGAACCGATGAGTGGCTATATCACAAACTGGGGGTTATAGGCGCGTCAAATGCGCATCTGGTCCTAATGCAGGATCGGCTCGCCCCGATGCCCGACAGCATTAAAATTGAGCCAACCGATAAACGGGGGATAAATCGAGTTGTAATTGATGGTAATGAATTTCTTGGCACTAAAGCCGACTGCACCACATTCGTGCGTGAACAGTTACCACCAGTAATCCCGGAAATGAAAGACGGCTATCTGGATAAGTTGATCGGGCAGGTTTGCACAGCAGAGCACGGCGAATCATCCAATTTTAAACAGGCTGAATGGGGCCGCATGAATGAGGAACTGGCCCGTGATGCGTATGAGGCCATGAACACGACTATTATCACTCAGGCCGGTATTATTTATAAAGACGATTCATTGCGCTGTGGCATTAGCCCGGACGGACTTGATATGGACGTCAATCGCGGGCTGGAAATTAAAAGCCCATGGACCACTCAAGTGCACATTGCAACATTACGAAAAGGCGCAATCAAACCAGAGTATGTAATTCAGTGTCAGTACTCAATGTGGGTTACCGGATGGGATGAGTGGGATTTTTGCTCGTATGATCATCGCATGAGAGGAAAACCAGAAAACCGGCTGATAACAATTCTGCAAAAACGCGATCAGCAAATCATGGACCAATTCGACGAAAACATGCCAAAATTCATTAAAAAAATGGATGAAGCATTGGAGCAATTAGGGTTCGTATTTGGCGACCAATGGAGATAACAATGGCAAAACTCAAGGTGTATTTATCAATCGGGTTCCCCATGGCGGATCGTCATGATGTGATCGATGTTGACGATGATGAACTGGCAGCATGTGAAACGGAAGATGAGCGAGAGGAACTCCTTCTTGAATACCTGATCGACTGGCAAAACAATTACATCGACAGCGGTTATGAGCTGATTGAGTAAAGCGTAGCCCCGGTAGTGTGGCTTTATTTCGCATAAATAAAAAAAGCAAATAATGTTTAAATAATGCTTTACAATGCAAATAATATTGCTATTATATACTTATACCAACGAGACAAGGGAAAGCAAAATGGAAACCATCAAATTCACTCAAGCAAAAACAGAAACTCTAAAACAGGCGATCACACTTCTTGACTCTTACCGTCATAAAGCAACTTTAAAAATGATTAAAGAAAGCGCAGCGGTTTACGGACTTGAGCTAACCGGCCGCACGTTTAAAGACGTTTATCCTCAACTAGTGGAGTTTTACGAAATGGCAATGATCGAGGAAGAAGCGGCAACATTGGTGGTTGCATAATGCCAAGCGCAAATGAAATTATGGCGGGGTTTAAATCCCGCCACGCTTTACCAAAAAAGCGCACTAACTGGAAACGAGAAATAAGGTTAGAGCGTAACAGGGTGTTAGATGAGGCAATAGAACGGATTCGATATAAATTACGCAGTGAGCAATTGCCAGAGGCTTTTAAACGTGGTCACTATGCAGCAATAACAGAGCTTGAATTAATGAAAGAGGATTTATGACACCATCACAACAGGCAAAAAAACTAGGAGCAAAAGACCTAACAAAAGTGGCTGAGTTTTACGAGTGTACAACTCAGCATCTTAGAAACGTTT